ATGCCCATCACTGAGCAGCAATTGCTGCATATCCTCCCGAACGCCGGCCCTCGCGCCGGCGTTTTTGTTGGTGCGCTGAACCGCGGGATGACTCGCTTCGGTATCACTTCGCCGGTTCGCGCGGCTGCGTTCCTCGCCCAGGTCGGCCACGAGAGCGGCAAGTTGACCCGCTTGGTGGAGAACCTCAACTACAGCGCGCGCGGCCTGGCGGCGACCTGGCCGAGCCGGTATCGCGATGCCGACGGCCAGCCCAACGCCTTGGCGCAACGCCTGGCGCGCAACCCCCGGGCCATCGCCGACAACGCCTACGCCGCGCGCAACGGCAACGGAGACGAGGCGTCCGGCGACGGCTGGCGGTACCGCGGGCGCGGCCTGCTGCAGATCACCGGCCGGGCGAACTACCGCGCCGCCGGCGACGGGCTGGGCCAGCCGCTGGAAGCGGAGCCGGAACTGCTTGAGCAACCGGAGTGGGCGGCGATCTCGGCGGCCTGGTGGTGGTCGACGCACGGCCTGAACGACCTGGCCGACCGCGGCGAGTTCGCCGCCATCACACGGCGCATCAACGGCGGCCTGAATGGCCAGGCGGAGCGCCTGGCGCTGTGGGAGCGGGCGAAGAGGGTATTGGCATGAGCGCCTTCGTTCGAGTGTCGCCGATCCTGGAGAAGGCTGACGGTAAACTTTTCTTCGAGTGTCCGGGTTGCAAGATGCTGCACGGCGTCAACGTCGAGGTCGACGGTCAGCCCCGCTGGACCTGGAACGGCAGCGTCGACAACCCGACTTTCCAGCCGTCGATCCTGGTTCGGTATCCGTGGCGCCTCCTGGAGAGCGGAGAGCGTGAGCAGGTTGTCTGCCACTCCTTCGTCACCGATGGGCGCATCCAGTACTTGAGCGACTGCACGCACCGCCTGGCTGGCCAGACGGTTGATCTTCCGCCGCAGGGGGATGACGAATGACAGGCTTCCAGTGGAAGGCGGCCGGCTTGGTTCTGGCCGCGCTGCTGCTGGTCGGCCTCGGCGCCGCCGGCGGTGTCTGGCTCGGCGCGCGACACTACCGGCCGCAGTTGGATGCCGCGAGCGCGGATCTGGCTGCCTGCCGTTCCGCTCGCGGGAGCCTGGAGGCCGCAGTAGTGGAGCAGGGCGGGCAGATTGCCGCGCTGCGCGTGGCCGGCGAGCAGCGCGCCCGGGATGCCGCGCAGGCTGTGGATCGGGGACGGCAGCAGGCCGCGGAGCAGTATGCCGAAGCCCAGCGCCTGGTACGTGAGCGAACCGCCGGCGAGCAGTGTGCGGCCGCCGAGGCGGTCATCGATCAGGAGTTGGGGCTATGAGGGTGGTGCTGATGCTGGTGGTATTCGCGCTGGCGGGATGCGCCGGCCAGGTCGAGCCTGAGCCGCGCACGGTGCGCGTAGAAGTGCCTGTTGCGGTGCCGTGCCGAGTGCCGGCGGTAGAAGTGCCGGCCTGGGCAGCGGCTGGGCTGAAGAAGAGCGACGACCTACAGACCAAGGTCCGTGCGCTGCTGGCCGAGCGGCGGCAGCGGATTGGTTACGAGGCGCAACTCCTGGCTGCGAACCAGGCCTGTCAGAATTAGGAGTAGACTACGGCCTTTTCCTACGGAGCAGGGCGATGCTGGTCATTCGATTCAAGGGCTGGTCGGTGAAACTCGACCACCAGGTGGGCAGCGCTGGGAAGTTCGGCATCTGGTCGTTCCACGGCTCGGAGAGCAGCTACGTGCCGGACATGGAGACGATTCTCCGGCATGCAGCGATCCGGCCGGCGGAGCCGAAAGAAGGCGGGGAGGTCGAGGTATTCATCTGTGATTCGCGCATGCCGCAGGATGAGTGGCGGCATGTCGGTAGCGGCGTTGCGGCCTACGAGTCGGACCGCTGAATGCTGGCCGTGACGGAAACGTGAAGCACGGAAATGGAAAACGTGAAAAGGAATTTCACGATTGGCACAGTTTAAGTGATTGCGGTCGGCGTAAACTGTTGTAATATAAGCGCTTCTGAGGTGCGAGACAGGATTTAGGTTCCAGCGCCGCAAGGCGTGAGAGTTCGAGTCTCTCCGTCCGCACCACCTTCAGGCTCGGCTTGTCCGGCCGCTGCGGTTGAAGCCGGAACGTCCGGCACGATTCACGATATGGTGGGCGTAGCTCAGTTGGTAGAGCACAGGATTGTGGCTCCTGGTGTCGTGGGTTCGATTCCCATCGTCCACCCCATATTTCGAAGCGCCAGGCCTTGTGCCTGGCGTTTTCGTTTGCGCTTCACGATCTCTTCTCCGCTTGCCTTTCCGGTACCCAATCCGCCCTCATGGGCGCGACGGCAGGTTGAACTTGTTCCGGGTCCGGCGCTCTTAAGCGAGCCTGTCGTTCCTGGCGGGTCCGTATATGCAGTCTGGGTGAAGCGACATGTCGATGAAATGGACCGAGCAGCGCTTGCGCAAGGCTCTCAAGCAGATGGCGAACAATCATGAATCGGCTGCGGTCGAGGTCATGCGCGCCGTCGAGCGGGCGAACGATCCGAAGCTGGCGCAGCGCCTGCTCGAGGTGATCGAGCAGATGCACCAGGATGCCGATGCGCTGCGCTCCATCGACGACGAAATCGCCAGCGGCGTGATCCGTTGCCAATGA